TTACCATACTCAAGGTCAATGTCAAACTTTTTACGATTCTCTGTGCTAGGCTCTAAATTTTCCATATAATATCTCCTTATGTTAGTGCATCATTATTAGGTAACTTACTCCTCTCAGAGCATCCAATAAACAACACGGTTGAATTTGGGTCTTCTTTATCTAGGTGTTCTCGCAACGTAAAGTTGATGTGATTATTCTGCTCCTGTAAAAATTGAATACAATCTGTTTGTGTCCTAAAAGAAGTACCTTTGTATTCTATCATATGTACCATGTTACTTGCAAGCACTGTTGCATATATTACAAACATTGTCATGTTACGCTCCTATATCTACTATTTCACAACTGTCACCCGAACATGCAAATGTTTGTGCTGATTTAGTTGTGTCTTCTTTCTCATAATCAGATAGCTTTGTCCAATCAATATTCTTTGGCATGATGGATAATGTATCTTCATATTCTTTCTTGTCGCAGTCTTGATACGGTGCTTGTTTATACGTATGCTCACTGAATGGTAAAAAGCTTATGCCTGACACCTCATCAAAGTGTTCATATACCCATGCGCCAACTTCCATCCACTCATCTTCCTTCACAGAGATTGTAACAGATGGTTTGTGTTCACACCAATAACGCTGATACATAAGCCACAACTCAAGCTGCTCAATAGCAGACATAGCAGTACGTGTTACGGCACGTGCAGGTGACTTCATCGGAAAGCTAAACACTGTTGTGCTATCTGGCTTCATAACATCTGGCTCTGCAGGAATACCCTGTGCTACCATGAACTGTGTCAATGGGTCTTTGTTATCACCACGAACAGTACGAATGTAGTATGGGTTGTGACGAGCGTGTATACCTGACGCACTGTCTACCAACTGTGACACTGTACCTGATGGCTTGACGCATGTGATAGCTGTTGACTGTGGTATCTTTAGCTGCTTTGCCATAGCTTTGTTAGCGTCAATAGCCACATCACGTAATGCCTCAAGTGTCTGTCCAATGTTCATACCAAGATGAGCAGACTTACCTGCTGTCAACTGATTATCCATAATACCAGTGAGTGACACACCAAGCAGACGTTCTTCTTCTGTGTTCTTCTTCCATATACTACGCAGATATTTGAAGTCAGTCAGAGTAGATTGGAATGTACCTAGTATTGTAGCCAAGCGTACCTTCTCTGTTAGTGTCTGCTGCGTGTCTGTTTCACGTACAACAACTTCAGACAGGTTGCAGAACTGATATGGACGTAATATAATTTCACTACAAGGGTTACATCCGAAATCTTGTTCCGCATCTCTGCGACCATTCTTAGCTGCTTGAACCTGTGCAGACTTGCGATTAAAAATACCACGCTCACCTGACTTACTTTCGTACAGTGACAGCCACTCACGCATGAATGTACCCATCTGTGGCTTACCTTTGTAGGCAACGCTGTTGTTTGCAAGCGCACGTTGTCCTTCGTTTTCCCACCACATACCTGCTTTTGCATGACTCATCTGGTCATCGTTCAGGTTGGACAGGCTGATGAGTGCGCTGCGTCTGACCCCACCGACAACTACAACCTCACCAATCTTACACATGATGTCGTGACATTCAATAGGGAATAGTCTACGACCTGCTGCACCTTGAAACTTCTCAATGATAAATTGAAAGAGTTCTTCCAACGGGGCTGGGCCACTGGCTCTACCACCAAAGGTTTTTAACCTTGCACCTGCAGGACGTACTTCTGATACATCCCACTGTGGTATCTGCCCTGCGTACAGGAGAGAGATGAGTTCACGCAGTGATTTGGCCCAGCCCGGACGTGAATCGCCAACTTTGATGACTGTATCTGTGTGATGCATATCTTCGTTGACGATTGGTAGCTTCTCAATGTTGTGACGTTCAACAGAGAAGCCTACACCTGTGCCACACATGAGTATGTACATTGTCTCATCAAATGCACGTGGGCTATCCACAGGTACGTATGAGCAATTGTATCCACCTACATGGCAACGGTCTAGTGCAGGACCAGATGTCATTAAGGCTCTCATGCTTGGCATAATATGTTGGTCAAGAACAGCAGTTTCTAACTCTGCTCTTAATTCATCAGCCAGTTTGTAATTATGTTTAGTCAGCAGATGACCAGTAAGATAATCAAAGTATCGTGAGACTGTTTCACTCCATGTCTCCCTTCTTTGTTCATCTTCTTTCCACCTTGCGTAACGAGATAAGGCGATAAAATTTTGATAGTCGGTTGGTAATTGGTTACTTAGCATACTTATTTACTCCTGTAAAGTTCTTATATTTTTTATGTTTGCACCGTCAACATCATAGAAATATTCACGAATGCCATCTTCTATTTCTTCTCCTACATTTTCATCAGCAGGAACTGGGTATTCATCGGGGTCAATGTCTATTGTTAAAAAGACTTTAACTCTCATCATCGTAACAGCCCTCGACTTCAACAATTAACTTGTTCAAATACCATCTTGCTTTTTTCAAGTCTTCTGTACCATTTTTATAACGATAACGCCAAAGGTATTTCATAATGTTACCTTGAAGGTAAAACTCAAAACCTTCACTTCCTGTAGCTGCAGCAATAGCATCTATGCACTCAACTCCAGACTCATTGTAGTGTGGAGGTTTATTTACTATATCAACATTGCCATACGCTTCTTTTGCAATCTGTTCTTTTTCTTCAATGTCTTTCATAATTTTAAAGTAGCTGGTCATTATGCATTCCCTTTCGTTTTAGTAGCAAAGTCAATAGATATGACATTATCTTTAACTCCTGTTACAGTAAGTTTTTTATCTTCCATATCTTCTTCTACATCATTAAGAAACTCTTCTATTGCATGAATCATTTTTGGATTTTCTTCCATGTAAGCAACAGAACAAGCTACAATTTGTGATAAATGCATCATGCCATTATAGCTGTCACTATCTAACGGATTTTCCTTATCCGTCATAATAACAACTTCTAGTTCTCCTGTCCAGCTATTTTTATCATCTAATTTTGGTATTAAGTTTACCGAAAATGCTTCTTTACTTATAATCATACGTCAATTCCTTTCTTGTCTGCTTCTATAACTCTTGGATAATTATCCGTTCCTTTTTCTCTCAGCCACTTTTGTGGTATAACACGTGTAGCATATTTAAATCCATGTTTTTCACACCAAGCAGCATACGTGGTTTTAGACCGTGCGCTTATCTTATTTTCTGCATTGTCAAAGATAAAACGTATGTCTAGTTTAGGATGTTGATTTTTAATCCTAATATGTTTGGCTCTATCACTAGGTCTAAACCACCCTTTTGTTTCTATAATTATCCCGTTATCTAAAATAAAGTCTGGCAAGTAGGACGCTTTACGTATAACGTAATACTGTATTCTTACTTTCTCATACCTAAACTTCTTTTTTATTTGGCGCAAGCACTTGGCAACGTACAGTTCTAATGTGCTTCTGAACCCTGCCTTCTGTGCTTGCTGAAGATTAAGTTTTTCAATTTTTAGTTCTGACATTTAACTCAACGTAAGGAACTATTGGTGGCTCTTTTGCGTCTGACATTATAGATGGTAACTCTTGTAAGTTAGGCCAGCAGTCAAAACGATAAGAACAGAAAGAGCAATTCTTGTTGAGAACCAAGTTTCCTGTTTCTTTCTTACGAAAGGTTTCTTTAACTGGTTCAAAACAACGCTCAAACTTGTTCTCGTTTACTTTTTTAACTGTAGCATTAATCTTGTCTACTTCTGCGTCAACATCAATAGATGTGGCAGGTACGTATTTAAATGTACCTTTTGCTTTATTGACTACCCACCAGCCACCTGCTTTCTTACCGGATGCTTTGGCATATCCAGCTAGTTGTGCAACATATCCGAAGGAATCGTTACTTGCCAACGTGTCATAGGATTCAAACTTGTGTCTGTATGACCAGTCTGAAGCTGATTTAATATCATCAACTGCATCCCGAATGACAATATCATATGACCCAGAAATAGAAGTGCTAGGCAAATCCAGAGAGACTTTTTTAGTATCTTCATATTCAACTCCTGCTTCTGTTAGTAAACCTTTAAAGACAGCTTCAACAATATAACCAATCATCATATTCATTACGAATGTATTTGACTTTGCTGTAGCAACTTCTGGTTTGTTTTTATCGTACCATAACTGGCAAGTAGGTCTGCCTACATTAGACATACGCAAACTAAATTTTCTTTTCTCTTGCTTGCCAAACTGTTTACGAAGAGCATCCATCACATCTCGACCAACCTGACGAATTGTCTCTTCTGACATATCAGATGCCCCACTAGAGGCATCCGACATATATTTGTGCAGAGCAAGTTCTGCTGGATGATTCATTAGGCTACCTCATCATCCACTTCAACATCAATAAAGTCTTCTACAAGTTCTTCATCTTCTGTTGAAAGAGACTCTCTTATCTGCTCTTGTTTAGCATCCCACTCTTTGTAGATATAATCATTGTAGTTCTTAATCCACTCAAGAAAGCCACCAAAGGTTTCATGGTCTTCATCTGTAATCTCA